AACATTAAAAAATCTAGTGTTTTATCTCGTTCTGTTGATATAACTTCGTGCTTATTAAAGTTCTCTTCTAGAGCAATAACTACCTGAAAGAATGCGCATACACGGTCAAAGTTGCCTTCTCTCGTATACAAAATCAATTCTTCCAACAGTCCAATATCAGGTATTAAGTCTAAATTAAATATCTCTCTACCTTCTTCATTCTTACCTCTAGGCTCTAATAACCAGTCATATACATATAGTTCTGCTTGCTGCTTCATCTTTACAGAAGACATGGAAGAACCTTTAACTCTACCATAACTCTTCTTACCTAAAGTCTTTAACATTACAGTACCTGGCTCATCATACAGAACGTGTAACTTCTTATTCTTTAAAAAGTAATTCTGTACATCTCCACGGTCATTCTCAAACATAATCTTAGCATTACCGTAATACTGTGATAATTTATCTAGATTAGTATTGTATACAGTCATAGAGTTACCTCCAGTAGGTCTACCTACATAGGCTGCTACTATTTGGTCATGCCCATGCTTTAAATATTTTTTAGTCTTAAGCACATATGAAGCACCTAAAGACTCCCCTTCTTCTGAGTTAGTTCCGTAAGGGTCATGCCCAACAATGTACATATCTTTTGGAATTTCCCCATTCACATCTATAGGATGCTCATATATAACTATAGCACCATTCCTATTCTCATTAGCTTTTAAATCATATGAGTGTAATGGGTTTAACTTACCTTCTAAGTCTGGAGCAAACTTAATTCCATTATAAGAATCTGGATCTGATGAATGATATAGCGTTCCAGCTACACCTAAATACTTATAAGCTTCTTCGGATTTAAGTCTAGACAACCTATCATACAATTCTGCAGTAGGGAATATATTACCTTCAGGTAGCATAAATGCTTCTTTAGGTGTTCTACACCACTGAGTAACTGCTTGTATATATGCTTTATTATCTGTACCTCTTTTCTTATCCCGCTCTGCTAGTAAGTCTAATTCAGCAGCCCATCTATTAGGATTACCTTGCTCATCTACACCTCTATAAATGTGGTTATCTACTTTACCTAAGAAATATAAATCCCCAGGTCTATACCACATCTCGTCTATGAAATATCCACACGTTCCGTGTACATTCTCTTCATAGATATTATTATATTCTGCTAAGCCATACTGCTTAGGATTCTTAAACATCTTTGCGAAGTCTTGAGTAGCTGATAGCATATCTCCACCAGTACCAAATATAATCGGAATCCCGATCATAGTTGTACCACTTCGAAATAAAGGAGAAGATATGATGTAAGCTTGCTCTAGATTCTCAAATAAACCTGCTTCCTCAAATAGCATTCGAGAGCAAGATTTACCTACAGATTTAAATCCAGAGTTTTGGAAAGTCATGATCTTAATAATAGATCTACTTCCTTTCTTAACTTCTCTACCATTCTCTTTAATTACCCAGCCTGATTCAATCTCATCATTTCTATTAACTAATCTAGGCCCACCAAATTCAGTATACTCATCTAAGAAGTTCAATACGTTCATTGTCATATTAAACGTAGCTACTGCGTGGTCTTTTAAGTAAGTACCAATAATACAGTAAGATCTCTTAAAGAAAGAATACTTCCAAGCTAATCCAGCAGCATTCTTAAATGACCAGCCTTTACGTCTAGCCTTAGCTACTATCATACCCTTCTTCTCATGATTAGGTAAACCGTATCTACCAGGATTTTCATTCTTTTCTAATTCCAAAAACCAGTAGTAGTCCATTAATAAAAAATCTGGAAAATCAAGCTGTTTAGCTTTATCTCCAGTTTTTTCATCTATGATAACCTCACGGTCTATCTGGCAATAATTTAAATAGAAGTAGTGTTCTCCTGTAATTCTAGGCCCTATTGGAGTTCCATTATCTTCTGGTTGAAATCCTTCTAGGCATCTCCTTCTTTCCTCTGTCCAGAACTTACGATACTCTGTAGTACCGTACACTGCATTAGTATATCTACCATCTCCAGTTAATTGCTTGTTAACTTTAAAAGCAATAGCTGCTGGAGAATAAAGTGAAACATTCTTAAAATTAATATAAGCCCAATCCAGATTTGCTACTGGATTTTGTGTTGCCACTATTGATGGTTTAACACCATTAGGAATCTCTAGAGTAGTGTTCTCTAGAGACCTAATAGTTGGATAATCTACAAATTCGTTTCTAAACATTGGCAACTAGTTAGCTTAATTTGCAGGAATTATTAAGGGAATTTTCCCTTTTAGCTTTAATAGTAGCCGGGCATTTTGGTGTACCGCAGCTTCTAATTTGACCAGTGATATAGTCAAAAGTAACTTTCTCTCTATGTATTCCACTACTAACTTGAGTAGGGTGTACAACATTTGCAAAATAAAATACTGATAAAACTGTAATAAATTTCTTCATATTATAAATCTTCATCAAAGATATTAGGGCGTACATTTCTTTTAATGTTCTTTTGCGCTTCTATACCTTCTTGAACTTCTTTTAGTAGTTGGTTCCTTTGCCCTCTCATTAAAGATGCATTTTTAATAGAAGCATTAATCTCTCCTACGTTACCGCCTTTACCGTCTACTACTATGACGTCTTTTAAATATATTGCTATCTTTCTTAAAGCTTCGGTAACTCCTTCTACTAACTGCATATCTACATCAGATTCTATAAGTAAATATCTATACTTATCACGTGCAGCTATTAGCTCTGGAGTTTCATCACCCTCTTTAAGTAAATCTCTTTTTGTTAATTCTTCTTTTTCAAATGGATCTAATTGTCCATATGGGCCCATAGGGTTAACACTATGGTAAATATAAGCTATCTGTCTAGTAGCTTTATGCTTATCTTTAGACTTGTCACTTTCCCATAAAACTCTAAACTCAGGTACAAATAGTGCCTCAGCTTTAATTACAGGAACTCCCCTTACTACGTCAAAAAATCCGTCTATCATTTTTTTATATAAGAGTTAAAAAACTCATCTAATTTTTCTGTAAATTCTTTATAGTCTTCGTATGTTCCTGTAATCTCCATATTTATATTATATCTATCAGGCCATCCTTTCTCTCCCACTTCTACTTTATACATACGACTTAATTCTTTTTGATCTTCTTTTCCTGAAAAGTCAAATAAAATAAGTTTAGACTGATCTTTTAATTTTAGAACCATAATTAATTTAATTTAGCTATTCTTTCATTTGCAGCATCCTTCAATTCAGGGATAGCTGACTTTATAATACTAACTAGGAATGTCTTTCTAACATACTCCTTAGCTAATTCAATATCTTCTGGATTACTTTTAGTAGCTTTTACTTTAGCAAGCGTCCCATTCAGTACTGTAGAAATCTTTACTTCGAAAGAATAGATAGTACCAAACCAACGTTCTTCTTCACTATAAGTAATGCCTTGATCTTTAAAAATATCCTCTATAAATTCTTTAGTTTGCATAAAGTTCAAAGCGTTTAACTTTACCTTTATCTACAAGGTTAGCATAGAATTTCAATGTAACCTCAGTTATGTATCCTGTTAGCCAAGTATGAGGCTCTGCATGTACGACATCTAAAGGATGGTTAATACTATCCATTACATAGTCAGCTGCATGTCGAGCCTCATGTGCTATAGTGTTTGCTAGTGAAAATATACTCTTATGTTTAGGCACATTAATAACTACATATACTGCATCTGCAGTTTCTACTGTAAATCCAGTAGCACTTGCAGATTCTTGAGGAGATAGCCCGAATTTAAACTTCTTAGAAGCTTTGGCTATATCATCACACAGAACTATAAATAATTTTGTTTCGTATATTGCAATATTAATTTTCTTTCTGTGCATTTAACCTTAAATGTTCGTCAAAACTAATAACTTGTCCTGCTAATCTTCCTTGTATTCCTAACTTAATAATTCTATTAGCTAGTTTTCTTCTCCAATGATACGCATCATAATCTTCACCTTCGTGTCTAGATGGATGGAAGAAATAATCAGGGTCTATCTTAGGAGTATCTTCTGTATTTACAGGATCAAGGATGTCTTCACCCTCTGCTCCACTGGTAAGTTCTTGGTCTTCCATATAAAACTATAATATGAATCTGGTATCAGATAAAAATTCTCATTTTGATCTATTTTCTCCTTATGTATAGGGCAGAAATACTGTGCGTAGTTAACTCCAGATATACCATCTAAAATATCACCTACTTCTATATTCTCTGTATTAGGATTTTTACTACCTATCTTAACTACTACAAATCTACCTATATACTTAGATTCAGCGGAATCATCAATCACTTCCTTAGTCTTCTCAGTATGTTCAGATACTAATATCTTAGTCTTAATAACCTCAATATTACCTTTAGCAAAAGGACGCTTCAAGAAACGTACTAATAACTTACCTGATGGTATAGTTACATAATCTAATACTGCAGGTATATCAGATAAGATTCTAGCATTGTATTCCATTGGATCATCTACTTTAACTCTCATCTTAGGTTTATCCTCAATAGTAATTGCTTCAATATCTGCTACTTCAGTGCCATCAATACCATGAATAGATTCACCAGAGTGTTTATCTGGATCTCCCATAAATATCCTGTTAGGCTTTGTAATACTTCTTTGTCTGCGATCTCCCGCCATGTTAACTTAATTTATTCTCGTGCATCTTGCACGTATTTCTCAAATTCCAGAGTAACTTAATTCTTGTACAGGTAATCTCCCTGGAAAACTTACCTGCTCTATATAATCTAAGTACATTTCGTATCTCCCTATTAACGGATACTTCATATGTCTCAAATGATCCTAATCCATGTATAAGTGCCCCCTTTATCTCTCCTTTCGAAATCTTGTGCTTTATAGCCCCTATTGGATGTGAGGTAATTGTCCTCACTACTTCAGGTCCTACACCATATTCCATCGAAAGGAAATGATATATATCGTCTATTGACTTAGGACACAAATCTAATAAACTCTTCTTCTGCGATATCATCTACTACAATTTTATAACAACCATGTAAATACTTATATTCTTCTTCTACTAGATCTTTACCTAATTCCTTAGCTAGCTCTACGTAAGAATACAAATCCATGATTACCATAGTAGGAGCTTCACCATTCTTCTCTATAAACTCTTGCTCTTTCTTATCCAGCTCGTCTAAAATATAACGTTCCATGTTATTTTGCATTATCTATCTGAAATAAAAACTTCAGATCATACTCAGTTTTGTTCTTGTCTGCCAATATATCTAACTTAGATGTAACTGACTTGACTCCATCTATATCTAACTTTACTATACCCTTATCTGTCAAAGACTTAATCAACTGGGCTAACCCCTGCTGAGAAAGATTCCATCCAGACTCATTAACAGTTCTTAAAACATATTTCCGAGCCTGGGTAGAGAATCTAGAGTATTTAAACTTATCAGGCAATAGTAAAAATTCAGCTAAAATGGCAATCTCTTTAGTTCTAAGTCTGTACTCTTCTTTCTGTAGTATATTCCACAGATCAAAGAACCTAACTATAAACTCTCTTCTAGATATACCTATATACTTTTTAGTCATTGTATCTCCTTGCTGTATTTACAGTGTAAATACTGTATTTACATATTCAATTAGTATTAAGATTCCTAGCTTTAGCTAGGTGCCCCCGGAGTAATAGTACCCTACCAGGTATATCTTTGCCCCGAGACGTTGCAAAGATACGAAGGAAAGTGGGTTCTAACCAAACCAGATGATAAATATTTTTATAAAGCATTAAAAAAAATATTATGGTTTTGGCGTCTAGCCTTAGTTAGACTAGCTTCCATGCTCTAAAAAATTTTTTAAATTCTACGAAGGGTACATACAGCGTATAACCATTATTTACTGTATTTACGTACACTCGCCCTGCTACTTCACTGTCTTCATCCTCATCTGGAGCAGCCATTTTAAACGATTCAATACTATTCAAGTCCAATCCTATAGGTAGCCACAGATCTTCCGCTTCCTCTTCTACCTCTGTATTTCTGGTGCATAGCACTAGTGTATATAGTACACCACTCTCGTACTCCCCGTACTTACTGTCTAAATTATACATTCATATTAATTAACTATAGTCAATTTCACAAAGATACGACTGATTATATAGCCTAACCAAACTGGAGTGAAAATTTTTTATAATTTTTTTTTAAAATTTTTTAGAGAGAGTGTAAGTATGGCCCACCCAACAAAATACCCCTGATATGAGCTTACGCCCAAAAGGGTAG